TCAGGCGCCGCTGTCTATCTGCGCCGAAGTGATCTGGCATACCGCGTTCACCGTGGCGCTGGCCGAATAGGCGATCTCCGGCAGTTTGTTCTGTGTGGCCTGGGCGCTCAGCATCAGCGACAGCATGGCCTTGCCGGCATCGGTATTCATCGGCGGCAGGCGCATCAGGCCAAAGCCGCAATCCGCCGCTCCCGGCTTGCTGACGATGAAGCCCCAGCCTCCACCCGGAGAATTCGCGTCTACCATGAAGCCCACGCGCATGATGGTGACGTTGTTGACTTTCTTGTCGATGGCGTGGGCTGAAGCTGATACGAGCACCAGCAACAGAAATATAGCTACCTTCTGCCTCATATAACCTCCCCAGAAATTCTCACCCGAGAGACAGTCAAAATATTTCTTTAACCACCCCCTTTCCTACAACACGGTCCAACTCCCTAACCTCAAAAACATCCCCAATCCTTATTTCGCTACCGAAGAACTCCCAACTAGCAAACTTTATTTTCGCCATAACAGTCATCCCAGGATAGAGAACCTTATCATCAGGGTAGGTGTGAACCCCGCTAACAAGACACTCCACCTGATGAAATTTATGATGAGGAGAATACCCACTCACAACCCCTTTAACCTTAGGCATAGGAACTTCAACAGACAGTTCGATCAACGCCAAAACATCGTATCGCTTCATAAAGCACCTAAAACTCATGATGAATTGATCTTACACTTCTATTGAGCAACTCCATACCCCCCTCTTTAACGGTTACTACCCCGCTCTTGAAAATAAATGAATCAATCTGCCCATGAGTTACCTCAAACCCTTTAAGAGCAGACTTATCTACAACAGCCTTAACCACTGCCGAATAGTCAAAGTTAGTATTCGCATAAGTTAAAACCTCATTTAGGTTCATACCAAACTGCTTCATCTCGTTCCCCTCATATCTAAGAGAGAACTTTCCAGAGTCCATTATGCTATAAAACCCCTCAGGCCCAACCGCTCTATATAAATATACACTCTCAACCTCTACAACCTTCGTCACCCTACCTGCAAGATTAAAGCTCTTGACTGCAGAAAAACCTGAGGAAAATATCAAACTTCCTATATCAAACAGCCCCGCACCGGCTCGCTGATCCAGACTTTTATATGCAAGAAGGTCATCATACCCAACCCCAGAAATTTTCCGAGACAGGGTATTATTTGCATAGTGCTGAAAACCACCAACCAAAGGGTTCAACCATGATGTCGCTTGGGCAGCTGACATGAATCCCTTGAAAGTTCCCAAGCCAAAATCAAAGCCACTTTCAGGAAGATTTAGCTTCCAAGCATTACCCAGCAACAACCAACTATCATCTATAATTGGCGAGTACCAATATCCTCCCGTTGAAATGTCCTCCAACGCATACCCCGTCGGGTCTACACTGGCGAATGGATTGTTCCAACCATAAGAATACCGGTTGTAGGCCTGCGCATTGGCCGTATCCTGATAGACGATATCGGCGCTGAGGAACCGCCCGATCACCGGGTCATAGACCCGCCCGTTCATATGGACGAGCCCGGACTCCTCCAGGTGCTCGTGGCCGGTGAAGCCACGCCGGGTGGAGGTGGCGGTGGGTTGGTTGCCGTTGTCCTTCCAGTCAGCGCCACGGTGTTCGCCGAACGCGGCGAAAGACTGGCGTTCGCTGACGGCACCGTTGGCGTCGAGCAGGATTTCCACCGAGCCGAGCGCATCGCGCAGCAGGTAGAGCTTTTTGACGGCGCCCCCTTCCTTGCGCAGGATCAGGTAGTCGCCGACGTAGGCGTCCTGCCAACTGCGCCCGCCGTCGTTGACCTCCTCGAAACGCCCCTCGTCCAGGTAGACAGAGGTGCGCCCATCCACCGTCTGCAGGTAGCGCTTGCGCTCGGGATCGTAGGAGAAGCGGCTGAGGCTGGAACCTGCGGAAATTTCCACGGGTTTATCGAACGATGCGTACTTGACTTGTCGCCCCGGCCCGCTGAGCTGGTTGCCGCGAGCGTCATAGCAATACGTCCCGGCGCTGGTGCCGCGCACGGCGTGCGGTCCGGGCTGGGCCACCCCGCCGCGACCAGCGCAGAGCTGCTGCTCGGCGCTCGAATAGCTGCCGTAGCGATAGGCGCCGACACCGCTCTTGCCGGTCAGGTTGCCCAGGGCGTCGTAGGTAAAGTCCTGGACCACCTGTGTGCCATCCAGGGTCCGCGCGCTGCGCAACAGTCGATTGAGGTCATCGTAGCTCAGCACTTCGCTGTAGCCGCGGGCGTCGCTGCGCTCCAGCAGGTTGCCGAGGCCATCGTAGCGGTAGCTCAGGCTCTGCAGGACACTGCCGCCCTTGCTCGCCTGGATGCGCGTCAACCAGCCGGTGGCGGGCTGGTAGTCGCGCTGGCTTAGCACACCGTTGCCGTAGCTTTCGCGAACGATCTGGTCGCGGGCGTCGCGAGCCTGGATCTGCCGCAGCGTCGTCCCGGCGCCGTCCTGCTCCCCAGCGGCGAAGCCGTATCCATTGTAGAGATGGCGCAGCACCTGGCCGTTGCCCAGGGTGGTGCTCGCCAGGCGGCTGAAGCCGTCGTAGCCATACGACTCCTGGTAGCTGCGGGTGACACCGTCGACTTCGATATCCCAGCCTCTCGCCTTCAACCGCGCGAGATCGTCGTAGAGCAGCGCCTGGCGATAGCCCGGCCCGGCCACGCCGACCAGCTTGCCCAGGCTTTTCGTTCCCGTGTCGTACTGCCAGCGCGAAATGCTGGCCTGGCCGCCCAGGCGGTCGGTCTGCTCGAGCACCCGGCCGAGCAGGTCGTACTTGCGCTCGGTGCGACTGCCGTCGCTGGCGGTACGCACCAGGGCCTGGCCCAGGGCATCGTACTGCACGCTTTCCTGGCCGCTGTTCGGGTCGAAAAGGCCGGTGCGACGGCCCGCCGCGTCGTAGCTCATGCGGATCTCGCTGCGGCTGTCGCCAGCGACCTGGGTCCAGGCCAGGTTGCCGTCGGCGTCGTAGCGGTAGCGAACGGACACCTCGCCGGCGCTGCCCAGGGCATTGGTACTGAGCACCAGCTTGCCACGCGCATCGTATTCGCGGCGCTCGGTCAGGCTCCTTCCGTCGTAGCCGAGGCTATATTGCTTCCAACTGCCACCAGCAGCGCGCGCGCCGTAGCTGTAGCTCAGTTGCGCCCCACTGGGCAACTGCCGGGCCAACGGCCGGTCCTGGGCATCCCAGGTGGTCTGTAGGACGGTCGCCGCCTCGATGTAAGGCTCGGTAGTCGAACGCTGCCGGCCCAGCGCGTCGTAACTGTTGTCGACATTGATCCAACGACCGTCGAAGGCCTGGCGACGGTCGCGCAGGACCCGACCGAAGCCATCCAGGTACTGCCAGCGTTCCGCCGCGCCCTGCTGGCTGCCCCTGACAGTACGCGTGCGCACGGCTACCTTGGCGCCGCTGGCACAGATCGCCCGGCTGCCGCAAACCAGATAGTCGGTGGCGAGCAGGCTACCGTCGGCGAAGCGGCGCAGGGTTTCCCGGCCGAAAGCGTCGTAGAGATAACTCTCGGCCAGGCCGTTGGCGTCGACCTTGCTGGTCGGTTGGCCGCGGGCCGCCTCGTAGGCGAAGCGCTCGACATGGCCGAGGGCATTGGACCGAGTGCCCGGCCAGGGCCCCTGGTAGGCGCCGAACTGTTCGCTGCGCGCCGCCAGTCCGGCGCCGCTGGTGGTAATCCGGACGATCCGGCCGTTGCCATCGTAGCTGTATTGACGGGTGATCTCCGCACCGGGCGAGCCACTGAAAGATGTTTCGCTGGCCGGCGCTAGAGTCCCCGGCTGCGCGCTGCGCAATTGCACCCGCGACTTGCTGTCGCTGTCGCCACTGGTACTTTCGGTTTCGCGGGTGACGAAACCAACCAGCCAGGAGGCGCCGTCGTTGCTGTACTGGCGCTCCACCACCCGGCTGTGCAAGGTTCCGCCGGTCAGGCTGGCGGCAATTTCCTCGGTCACCTGGGTGGGATTGCCGTAACTCTCGTCCATCACCACCTTGCGCCGCGTGGCGCTGACCGGCGCGCCCTGGTCGAAGCGTTCCTCGTTGAACTGGGCCGGGTAGACGAAGAAAGACTTGCCGGCGATGGTCGCGGCAGACTTCCACTGGTTCTGCTGACGCGCCAGGAGTTTTCCGGCGAGGCTGGTTTCCTCTTTGTCCAGGCGCCCGACGAAGGGGAAGTCCTGGCGCAACATCCTCACCTGGGTGCGCCCGCGTGCCAGATCGCGAACCTCCATCTGGCGGAAACCGAGGAAGCCGCGGCCGAGCAGGTCCAGCCGCGCCCCCTGATAGAGATACTGGTAGTCGCGCGTGCCGCCGATACCGTCGGCGACCCGCAGGCGGCTGACCACCGGTCTGGGAATATTCAGCGAAACCTGGGGGAAGGCGCTGACCTGCGGCGTATGCACGGCGGGATCGTTGAGCCGGGCGTATTCGATGCCGAGGCTGTTGCCGCTGCCGGCGTCGATCCGACTGAGCAGTTCCGGCGAGCGTCGATTGTGCAGGAACGCCCGCCAACGGATGCTGCGCCTGAGCGGCTCGACGACCAGGCTGCCGCCGACCAGCACATCCTGGAAACCGTCGCCGTTGACGTCCGCGACGAACATCTCGTAGGGGTCTACCAGCAGGCCTTCCGGGCTGAAGCCGCAGTTGGCGGCGGTCTGGTAGTACAGCCAACTCGCCGACTCGCGCCCGGCGGCATCCGGCGCGGTGTCCATGATCCGCTTCCAGACCGCCAGGGCATCCTGGCAACTCTTGTCCAGTTGCGTCGTCGAGGTTGCCAAACGGCGGCTCAGCGGAACCCCGGAGTCCAGTTCCTCGAAGCCGTTGCCGGTAAAGCGGAGCAGACCGAAAGTGCCGGAAGCGCGGGGATAGAGGATTTCCTCGCGGCCGTCTCCATCGTAGTCGACGGCCTTGGCCGCGTAGTCCTGGAGCGAGGCGCGAAACCTGTACTCTGGCAGCAACTGGGCAGCCGACAACGAAGTCCCCAGGCGCTGGAACAAACCCGCCGACAGGGGGCCGCCGGTATTCAGCAACAGATCGACCTTGCCGGAGGCGTTGGGTACCAGGTAGTCCATCTGCCCATCGCCATTGACATCGGCGGTCAGCGCCCGCGCCAGCTCGATGCCAAGGTCGACCATCGCCGCCGGCGCCATGCCGCTGCCACTGCGCCAGATACCTGCAGACAGCTTGCCGGCCTTGCCGCTGGCCAGGCGCACGCCGCCGCCGGGATCACTGCCCCAGTAGGAGAACCAGCCATAGTCGATGGTCTTGAAGCCGCTGAGCAGGGCACTACGAGCGAAGGAGGGGATGGCTCCGGAACGATTGAGGTAAGCCACCCAACTGCCATTGATGGGCAGGAACAGGTCAAGCGAGCCGTTCTGGTCCAGATCAGCCACCAGCGGCGCGTAGGTGGCGAAGCCGGTGGAACCGCCGGCCAGGGAATAGACGATGCCGTTGGGGCCGGCCGGCGGGGCGGTCCAGGTATCGCCCAGGGCAACCACGCCATTGGCCGTATACAGCATCCACTGCATGTCGGCGTTCGCGGAATTCGGATCCTTCCTCATGCGCAGGAAGAGGATCTCGTCCTTGCCGTCGCCGTTGAAATCCATCCGCGTCAGGGAAAACAACGGCGTATTATCGGCGTCGTACAATAGCCGCTCGACCAGGCTGCCGCCGTCGTAGCTTACCGCCTTCAGCTTGCCCATGGTGGCGTTGACCAGGGCGTGGCGGCCGTCGCCATTCAGATCGGCGGTGACGAAGCTGGCCTGGCTGATCAGCACATAGTCGAACTTGTCCAAGCCAGCGGATTCAGCCGTCCCGGTATAACCATAGACGCCCGCCAGGTAGTCGAAGGCAACCGGACTCAGACACTCCTTGCCGGCGCTCCCCCAGGCGCACCGTTGCACCTGCTTCAAACGCACCTTGCTGGCGTCCCCCTGGGTGCGCTCGTAGGCAAGCTCGGTACGAAACAACTGCTGCGCGGCAGGCCCTCGCACGGCGACCGCGGTCAACACATGGGTGGCGCTGGTATAGCCACCGGCGAAATAGCGCGGCACGCTGCGCAAGGCGCCTGCGTACTCGAAGGAAACCCGGTTACCGGCATAGAGTATTTCGCTGGGGACCAGACTGTTGGCGGCCAGGTAGCGGTACTCGATGGTATTACCGAAGCGGTCCGTCGCCGAACTGATGCCCCATTGATAGGGAACCGCCGCTCCTTGCGCCTTAATCGCAGCCGCGCCGTCATAGGTCAGGATCCGACCGTCCCGAGTGCGTACTTCGAAACCGAGCGAGGCGGCGCTGCCGGTGGCCTGGACTCGGGAGAAGCTGTCGATCTCGGTACGATAGACGCTGCCCGGCTTGAAGTACTCGCCGGACAGCAACTGCAGGCGCATGCCATCCAGGCATAGGCGATCCGACTCCAACAGGCCGACCTGGCGGTTCTGCCCATCCTGGGCGATGCTCGCCGGACAACGCTCGATCGACGACAGCCCAGCCAGGCTCCAACCTTCGCCCAGCACGCCGCCCCCACCGCCCTGGACCAGCGCCAGCTCGGGTTGCAGCCCAGCAATGCCTGGCGGCAGCTCGAGGGGATAGCGGTAGTCCACCCCACCGTCGCCTCTCACACCTGCCTGGGGAGCCAGCAGGTTCAAGGCTGTGAAGGCTTCCGCTGCCTTGCCCAGTACCACGCCGGGAAGCGGAGTGGGTACGCTCAGGTAGCGAGCCACCAGTTGTCCACCGGCATCGATGAACAACGTGCTCTGCCCCTGGGTCGGATGGCTGACTCGAATGCTGGTACCGCCGTTGCCCAGCCAGTCGCCAAGGGCGAAACGAGCGCCGACGTCGTAGCCGATCTCGGTGCCCAGCCCGGTACCGCTGGCTACCTGCAGTACGCCGTGCGCGGAAGGGTTGCGGGTGATAAGCACGCGGTCGTTGACGTTCACGTCCGGGACAACCGAAATGTCGTACTCGCACCCTCCGAACGAGACGCGAAGTTTGGCCGTGACCTTCCGAGACTCTGGTGCCCTCACTGCAAGCTCCCGACACAGCTCGACCGTGGGCGCTTTGATCAGTTGGTCAGCCCGGATGGTCATCCAGAGTTCTGACCTGGTGCGCCTATGCCGGCTGTGGACGGCGGTCGCATTGAAGTGGGCGCGCCACTTCTTCGCCTGGGCGTTGAGTTCGTCCAGGTCGTTGACCGGTTCGAACTTCAGCTTCGACTCGAACTTGCGCTCGATGATGTTCCGGGCGTTCTCGACCGAGCCTGTAACCCGCGCCGCGCCTGGCGCGTGCACGATGACCTCGATGCCCAGGGAGCAGCAGAGGTTCTTCGACATCGCCGAGATGTTGGCCGAACCAGGGTCCATCATCAGGATGCGTGGCACGCCGTGGAGCATGTCGGCTCCACCGCGCTCTTGCATGGCCTCAATCAGCACCGTGCAGAAGTTCTCGCCACTCTCGGCGCCCATCACATAGCGGACGTAGATCCAGCCGGTGTAGTGATCGGTGATCTCGTAGGACCACACACGGTCAGCGGCCACGCGATCCAGGTTCGCTGGCTTATTCTTGTAGAACTCCTTGCGATCCATCACCTGCAGGCCGCTAGCCTTCTTGTTGGTCCCAGGCTTCAGGTAGTAGAGGACGCAGAGGGACGCATCGATCTGCCAGACGTGGTTCGGATGCAGGCTGCGCAGTTCGGTGACCGGCTCCGGCGCCAATAGCTGGGACGGATGCAGGCGGTAGCTGTGCAGCGCGCGGCTGATCGCGCTGATCGACATCGGGCGGATCTCTCCGGTGTGTCGGTCGACAGACTCCGCACGGATCAAGCCGCTGGCGCGAAGATCCTCGACCGCATCAGCAACGGAATACAGGCGCTTCGCGTTATGTCGAGCCGAGTGGATCAGCGCCGTGCTGATCACCAGTGCCTCGTCACGCCCCAGGCGGCTCTGCCCCGAGTCCTTGCGCCGCTTACGCGGTGCGCGCTCACGCACCTGTACATCCTTCAGCTTGCGGTACAGCGATGCCAGCGACAGACCCAGCTCTGCCGCGGCTGCTTTGCATAGCGCCGTGCGCTGCCCCTGACCGGCGCTCTGTAGCTGCCGGTCGAGGTCAACCAGGCGCTGGGTGATGACGGCAGACACGGCCATGATCAGGCTCCCACTCCGTCCGCGAACTGGGCATCCAGGGCGGCCATGTCGGCCCCCAGGCTCTCGTCATCCTCTGCCAAGAGTTCAAAGAGCTTGCTCTTTCCCAAAAGCGCCAACGTTGGCGCTTTTGCCTGAAGCTTGGGAGAAAGGAACCGAAGGGAAGCCTGCATCATGCGTTGCGCAGTTCGCTCTGGAATACCAAGTTGTTCCCGGAGCAGTTGTTCGAATTCCCCGTGGGGCTCATGCTCCTTCAGCACGATCAAGCGCTTTCCGGCTTCCAACATGGCTTCTGCCGACTGGGCCATGTAGAAGCGCGCCTCATTGACCACGCGGATGCGGTCGTAAGGGAGGCCGTCGCCGAACTGCGCCATGACCTCGGCACTGTGCTCCGTCATGGTGGCGATGTTCTGGTTGATAGTGGTGCTGTCTAGCTCCGGCAGCTCTACTGCGTGTTTCGGTTTGGTGGCAGTACGTCCCATGGGTATCCCCTCAGATCATGGAGCCGGCAGCGACCCGGCGGTTGAGTTCGTTGATGCGGTTCTGCATGCGGCTGACGTGGTCCGCATGGGCCTGGGCGATCTGCAGCATGCTGACGCTGTGAGCGAATCGGCCGTCTTCTCTACGCTCGGCCAGGCCGGCCTCGATGAGGGTTTGCATGTAGCGGGTGATGTTGGCCGGGCTCTCGCCAAGGGCCTTGGCGACTTCGCCATTCGAAAGGCCCGTCAAGGTGTGTCCTTTCAGCGCGATCAGAACGCGCAGGACGCGGAGCGCGGTTTCATTGACGCGTTTCTCAGTCATCGGAATCTCCAAGTTCGAGCTGGGGGTGTTCGTGTTGGGTGACGTTTCCGTGGTGCCAGGCCAGGGACTCCAGGCCCGCCCGCAGCGCGTCCAAGGTCTTGTCCCTGTCTTGGCTGCCGGCATGGAATGCCAGGAGCGCCCCAACGGCGTCATGCAGGACGGTCTGCAACTGCTGCACGTCCTTGGGCGAGGTCGTGCGGCCAGTCGGAATGTCGATGAGGAGCTTTCCGTGGGCGGCAGCCAGGTAGCGTGTGATCAGTGGAATGCCGGTGGCTTTCTCCAGGGGCACCACCAGGCACAGCGGCAATCGGCCGTTGGCCATCCACTTGTAGAGACTGGATTGGTTGGTCTGCCCCAGGTGGTCGATGGCGAGGCGCTCGACCCCGCGGTTGTACCTCTGCGTACCGTGCTCCACGCAGCCCTCAATGGATGCACAGGGCGAGCGCGGCACCCAGGTCTTCCAGTTCCGGCGCTTCATTGGACGGCGCTCCAGAAGCCCTTCCGGCCGTCATCCAAACAAATAGCTGTTTTCACCATTGGCAAAGCTGTTGCCACAGCGTCAGCCTGATGAGGTACATTCACATTCGTCGGAGAGACTGACATGACTACCCCCGATCACCTGGTTCTTGATGCGTCGATGCGTTCGGCATTTGTGGCTCTTGCGCGTCGCCTGTCGATTGATCACGGGCTGGATCTGGACGGCCTTGCCGACGACCTGGAGACGCTGGCGGATGCTCAGCCGGGCGATATGTGGCAAATGCCCCACCGCGATCTGGCAGGGGTGCTGCGGCATGTTGCCGAGCGGACGCAAGTAACCGCGAGCTGACCTCGAAGGCTTCGTCGCGACTCAGGCTGTGTTTGAACAGCCGTCCAGCGCTGATGAGCATCAGCCGGTCGATGAGGCGTTCGGCGCCTGGTGATGCAACGGTTCGGTCCACCAGCAGGAGGCTGCTCTGGTGCGCGTCGGCCAGGTGCCAGGAGATGTCCGAGGTGTCGCCAGGGGCGCACGCGATCAGTGCATCGAGCGCGGCGCGCCAGGTGTCCATCGGGGTCGGGATCAGGTCGATGTGCTCGACAGGTGGCTGGGTGCGGGGCATGGCGGTGTTCCTCACGCAGCAGCTACAGAAGGCTTCAGGCCGAGCTTCACAGCTATTTCGTGGGCTTGGCCGTAGTTGGCTTTGAGTTGGCCATTGAGAACGCGGTAGACGTCGTTACGGGCGTAACCGTTTTCCTTTGCCCACTCGGTGAAAGTTTTGCCGGCCTGGCGGAAGCGTTGCTTCACCTGGTCGGCCGTGAGGGCTTTGGTTGCAGCGGCCATGGCAGTGGCTCCTGTAATGCAAAGATGTTGCGGGTTTGTGTGGTGAATAATGGTGCCAAATATTGCACCTGTCAAGGTGATTTAGGTGACAGAAAGCTCACTTGGAGAGCGATTGAGAGCGGAACGTGAACGGCTGGGATACACACAGCCGGAATTTGCAGAGATCGTTGGAGCCTCTAAACGGACCCAGATTGGTTGGGAGCAAGGACGAACGGCTCCTGATGCTCTCGCTCTTGCTGCGTGGGCTAACGAAGGCCTGAATGTTGAATTCGTCGTTTCAGGAAAGAGGAGTGGTAGACCTACTGGCCCGGAGCTACCTCCAGATGAGCAGCTCTTGCTGGAGGTCTATCGCGCAATGAGCGCCGCCAAGCGAAAGGAGCTTTTGGCTTCTCTGTTAACTGGCGGAAGTAGGAGAAAAGCCAGTAGTTCTGGCAGCATCACCGTTACCGGAAACGGCAATAGGACAGCAGGCCAGGTCTACCACGAACGCAAGGAGTAAGGTGCGTGAATATCGAGGTGACGGGTAGCAACAACAAAGTCGCAGGTCGGGATTTCATCGAGAACAACCTGAATTTGGGGAGCGAAGAGATTCGAACGCTCGGTGCAATCCTCGCTAAAGAGATCAACTCTCTACCTAAGGACGGGCAACCTCACTCCATATCAGTGACGGTCGGTGGTGACCAAGCTGGCAATATTTCGCTAGGTGGTACTCAGATAAATATCCAAGCTGTTTCAGCGAATCCGGCTAGGGAGCGGACATTTGACGACTACAACGCCGGAGAGTTGAGAGAGTGCTTACGTCATTACCGAAAAGAGTGGAGGAGCGGTCTCATAGGCTGCTGGTTGAATACTCCGGCAGTCCTGATGCTGCTCGTGCTCTTCGGCTTGGTTGGTTTCCTGGTCTATCTCTGGTCCAAAGGATATGGATACCTGTCTATGAACGTTGAGGCGATATGGATACCTGTCCTAGTTATAGGCTTTCTATTAGGTGGCTTGGGGCTATGGATGGATAGAGTTCGACGCGTAGAGCACCTTCACATGGAGAATGCACAGGAAATGATTGATCAGATACAGGCCGCATTGCGCAAAAAACGACGTTAATGAGCGAGCGCCAAGAGAAGAGTGGTGCGTCTGGGGCGCCCCTTGTGTGAAACCAGGATGATTAGGGGGAGGAATGGAATTCAAAGTACTGTTTGGTGCAGTGATGGTTGCGGGCCTATCGGTAGCAGGCTGCTCCACCAAAAACTATGGTCGGCAACCGGAGCTGACAGACTTCGAACGGCAGACCATGAGCTGCCGTGAAATTGATCTAGAGCAGGCCAAGGTTCAGGGATTCCTGACCCACGTGCGTGAAGAGAGCGAGTTCGATGGGCGCTCCGTGCTGTCCTTCCTAGGCGACTTCGGAATTGGAAATATGATGGAGAAGGACGCAGCGGTCGACAGTGCCAATCAGCGCCTGACCCAACTGGCGGGCGCTAAGATGCAGCGTGGCTGCACCTATGCCTATGAAACTGCTCCAGCTCAGCCAGTGTATGCAGCGCCGCGCGCCTATGCCCCAGCGATGCCCGCGTCGGCTTCTGCCCGCTCTGTCGACGCCCAACTCGACGAGCTAAACCATATGCAGTTGCCGTATGAGGAATACCAACGGCGATATCGTGAAATTATGGGCCAGTAAGGGGCGCAAAGTGGCGAACGAAAAAGCGAAGATCACCTTCTACCGAATTGATCAGTCGGGCTTTTACAGATGGGGCGGGGAAGAGCCAGAGTTTGGCGGCACTGCTGAGATGCTCAACGAGCTACACCAGTGGAGTCAGGGTAAGCAACTGGCAGAAACAAAGACATACGAACCAGCAGATGGATCTGACCTCCTGCCAGTGTATCTCATGGATATCACCCCAGGTCAGGACAGTTGGCTGGTAACAATGTGGAATCAAACACCATCAGTTGATGGTAACTTTGCTGCGGCAATGGGGAACTCTCAAGTAGGTAACACCGAAGTAGTCTTAAAGGAAATCCCAGAAGGGGGAATCCCAGGTTTCGCTACGTATTTCTGGTTTCTACCTGAACGCAATGTATTTGCCAGCATAAAATTCCAGCATCTGATAACCGGCCAGAAGCCGATGCAAGAGTACATGGAGTCTTATCTGACGCTGTACTCTTCGCATGCCGTGTTAACCGAACCTGATGAAGGGGTGGACATTGAGCTTGCCGGTTATCGTCAACGCCCTGACGCAGCTATACAAGACGTGAGTCCCCGATTCCGTACGGCCCTTTTGAAAAAGCCTGGCGATCACGATCTATTGATCGAGCGCGCTGATCAAATTCGGAAGATCCATCGCAAGACCACGCTTCATTTGAACCGGGAGCCTGAGCTGGCTTTCTGGCAGCGTTTGCTCCAAAAGTCACACCTTCGACAACCGCAGGTTTTGCCTGACAATGTCCGAGTGAAGTACGAGCTGAAGGTCCAGTTGGATCGTGAGCAGGTCGAGCAGATCATTGTCTCTTGGATCGACGCACATGATCGAGAGTGGGATGACTACGGATTTCAGCTTAAAGGAGAGGCTTCACCGCATTGGCTTAGCCACTCCATTGCTCGGGACGAATTTCAACTGGATGTGATAAGGGATAACCTTGAAGTCGTGAATGCACGCTCGCTCCTCGGAGCTATTGAGGGCCGACGTCAGGCGATTCTAGGCATCCTATGATGGGTGGAGAACATGGTGCTAAGGGTTCTAGCGTGCGTCGGATCACTGGTTATCGTGATTCTGGCATTTTGGCTGGGCCGAAGAGTTCCATTTGAGGATCAATGGCCTCTGTATGAGGCTCTTCGAACCACAGCATCGATCATCTTTGCTGTAGTTGGAGCATGGCTGGCAATCATCTACCCGGACAGGCTGAAGCTTTCGTTCCGTCAGCCTGCTGAGGTGAAGAGCGCAAATGGCGGTAGCATGGCACGAATGTTCACCCCCATCGTCCACTCCACTGCGATTCTCTGTCTCGTCTTACTCATCGGGATTATTGCTCCGTTACTGAAACGTATTGACGTTCTTCTTGCCCACGTTGAGGTAATGAGATCGCTATCTTATGGAACGTTAGCGACTCTAACACTTTGGCAGCTCTGGACAGTTGTACTTTCCCTGGTCCCTGCTGATGTAGTTGCGTCTCGTGCAAACCATGACGAGCGGCATCAGAAAACAGTTGAACGCCTCACGAAAAATACAAGCTTCATTGCAAAGGATCAGAAGGAAGATCGCTAGATTTTAGCCCCTTCCAAAATACTCTCAGCTCTCGCGTGGGGATGATCGTCACACCTGCTTGCAGGTAGGACCTTCAGTCAGGCCAAGGATGGTCGCCCCATCGGGAGCATCGTTATGTCATCGCCGCAACCCCGGCGCCGCCGCGCGCCGCGTATGACCAGCTGGACGCTGGTCACCCTCGTCCTGCTGATCATCCTCGCCGCGATTCGCCCGGAGCAGCTCCAGGTCGTCGCCTACAAACTTGTCCTAGTGACCCTGGGCGCGGTGGCCGGTTACTGGATCGATCGCAGCCTGTTTCCCTACGTGGCTCGCCCGCATGAGTGCTCAGCCAATCTGGTTGTCGTCGGCGCCTGGCTGCGCCGTGGGCTGATCGTACTGGCTTGCATCCTCGGCCTGACGCTGGGGCTCTGACCATGGGCACCCCGCAAATCATCTGGATCGTGCTGGCCGCTGTGGTCCTGGTTACGTCCTATGCGTGCGATGGCCTCACCAACGTGATCAGCTTCAAGCTGCGCGTGTTCGACGTGATTGCGATGACGGCCCTGGTGTGGTGGGGAGGCTTCTTCGGATGAAGCGCCTGCTCACCCTCGGCCTGTTCGGCCTGCTGAGCGCCTGCCAGCCGGCCTTCGCGACGGATCGCATCCCCACTGCTGCCGAGCAATATCGGCGCACCCTGGTGCGCAGCGCCCATGCTGAATGGGGCCTGTCGGCACCGATCGCCACCTTTGCCGCACAGGTTCACCAGGAAAGCCGTTGGCGTGCTGATGCCCGCTCGCCTGTTGGTGCCCAGGGTCTGGCGCAGTTCATGCCCGGAACCGCGGAGTGGATCGCCGGCCTGTATCCGGCCGCCCTCGGCACCAATCAGCCGTTCAATCCTGGCTGGGCACTGCGCGCGCTGGTCACCTACGACCGTTGGCTCTACGACCGAAACCAGGCCTCCAGCGAGTGTGATCGCTGGGCATTCGTACTGTCCGCTTACAACGGCGGCCAGGGGTGGGTAAATCGCGACCGTAGGCTGGCCTCGGCATCCGGCGCCGACCCGCTGGCCTGGTTCGATTCCGTCGAGCGCTTCAACGCCGGGCGCTCGGCCGCCAACTTCCGCGAGAACCGCAACTACCCGCGCCTCATCCTGCTTCGCTATGAGCGGATCTACCTGCAGTGGGGCGACGGCGTGTGCGGAGAGAGGTACAACGCCGTACCAGGAGCGCTGTCGACCACCATTGCGGCGCGCGGTATCGCCCAGGAGCAGGTCGACAACACCGGTGGCGCCGCCGGCGCCAAGCGTATCGAAACCCGCCGGGGTGTATTCCAGCTCGCCAACAGTGCCTCGGCCGACCAGATCACCCGCGCCGACATCGGCAAGGAGTGCTTCATCGTCGACGATCAGACGGTCGCCAAGACCTCTGCCACTGACACCCGCTCGGTTGCCGGCGTCGTCCGCGATGTGGATGACGGCGGTGTCTGGGTAGAGATCTAAGGAGCAGCATTCAGATGATTATCAACCAGCAAAACCTGCGGAACCTCTTCATCGGTTACCGCGCGGCGTTCCAGAATGCCTTCGCAGGTGTTCAGCCTGACTTCAACCAGTTCGTGCTGACCGTGACGTCCGGTAATGCCTCCGAGCAGTATGGGTGGCTCGGTAACTCGACCGCGTTCCGGGAATGGCTCGGCGACCGAGTGATCCAGAACTTGGGCGTGCACGACTACACCATCAAGAACAAGACCTTCGAGAACACCGTAGGTGTTCCTCGCGAGAGCATCGAAGACGACAGCTACGGGCTGTTCACCCCCTTGATGGGGCAATTGGGCCAGGACTCCGCGATGCACCCGGCGGAACTCGTCTACGCGCTGCTCAGTGGTGGTTTCACTCAAACCTGCTACGACGGCCAGTACTTCTTCGACACCGACCACCCGGTAACTAGCGCGGCTGGCAACGAGGTTTCCGTCAGCAACTTCCAGGGCGGCAGCGGCACACCGTGGTTCCTGCTCGACACCACGCGAATCATGAAGCCGCTGATCCTACAGAAGCGGAAGGACTACAACTTCGTGACCATGGACGCCGAGAAAGACGAAAACGTCTTCATGCGTAAGGAGTACGTATACGGCGTTGACGCGCGCTTGAATGCCGGTTTCGGGTTGTGGCAGCTCGCCTACTCCTCCAGGGAAGCGCTGGATGCGAGCAGCTTCAACGATGTCTACGCGGCGATGCAGAGTTTGCGTGGAGATAAGGGCAAACGACTCGGTATCCGACCGAAGCTCCTGGTCGTTCCGCCATCGCTGCGCAGCCAGGCGTTGGAAGTGGTCAAGGCCGAACGCAATGCGGCTGGAGCCACCAATATCAACCGCGACGTGGTGGACGTGCTTGTCACCCCGTGGCTGGCGGCCTGACGGAGGTGTGCAATGGCAGGTAAGAAAAGAACTGCAGATCAACCCGAGGAGCGGTCCGGCGTAGCAGTAAGCGCGGACACAGGCCTGTCTACTGGTGATTTCACTTCTCCGCCTGGGGTTTCCGCCGGTCCCCAGGTTGTGGAGCAGCCAGGGGAGACCATTGCTCAGGATGCCCAGCTCGGCCAGCAGAGCGGAGACGCTGCTCCGTCGCCTGACGCGGCTCTGCAGCCAATGGCCAGCGCCAAGGGAGCGGCAGGTGAGGACGAGGTAGAAGCACTGTTCGTCCGTTCCGTACCGGATAGCTTCCGGCGCTGTGGCCATCGTTTCACGCGAGAAGGCCACGGCATTGCACTCTCGCTGTTGAGCGACGCCCAGGTCGATGCACTGCTCAATGATCCGAATCTGGTCGTCGAGCACTGCTCGTTTGCACTGAAGGATGTGAGCTGACCATGGACTACATCACTCTCGTCCACCTCGCCGAACGTCCTGGTGCAAAGGAGCTGGCTCAAGTCGCCACCGCCCAGCACCTGAAGATCGTCGATTCCGCGCTCCTCGATGCCGCGTTGCGTGGTGGAGATCTGAGTGCCTGGACGCCGGAGCAGGTGGCGGGGGTTGATCTCGTCCTGGAGCGAATCACCGAGGCCATGACCGAGGCCGAAAGCATCGTCAATGGTTACCTGGCCAAGCGAGGCTACGGCCTGCCGCTGAGTCCGGTGCCTGGCCTGGTTACCGGCTGGGTGCGCGACATCGGTCGCTACCTACTGCACAAGGACCGAATCTCAGACGACAAGGACGCCATCCTGCGCAACTACAAGGATGCCTTGAAGTTCCTGCAGATGGTCGCCGACGGCACGTTCAGTCTCGGCGCCGAGGATCCGATCGCCAACAATCCCATGTTGGCCGATGTTCGCTTCGATGCCGACGAGAACGTATTCAATCGCCAGCAGCTGAGGAGCTTCCGGTGAGCAACGCTCCTTTCGATCACCGTCTGGTCATCGAGCGCCTCACCGCTACGGTGCCGGCGTTGCGACTGATCGGCACGGCAGCGGACTTCGGAGCAGTTAAGGCGCTGCGGGACTATCCAACGCCGGCCGCCTATGTGCTGCTCGCTGAGGAAAGCGGTGAGCCGCGACCAACCGGCAATAGCGGTGGGCCTACCCGGCAGCGCGTCGGCGCGCTGTTCGGCGTTGTGCTGGCCGTCCGCAGCTACCGATACGACCAGTTGGCCGATGCGGCCGACGATCTCCAGTCGATTCTCGACCAGGTTCGCGGCGCGATGGTGGGCTGGGTACCCAGTTTGCCCTTGGCCAGGGGAACCCAGTTCGTTACCGGCAAGGTGCTGGACTCTGACGACACCACGCTCCTCTGGGGCGAGATCTATTCCACTCAACACGCCATCGGGAGAGACCCATGAGCACCAAGCAAGTCGCCGATACCGCTGAAGTGAAGCGGGAGAAGGTCATTCTGATCGCTGATCACATCCATGGTGAACAGAAGTGCAAGACGGGTGACGAGATCAGTGTCACCAGCATCGAGAAAGAATGGTTGATCCGCCACAAGCGCATTGCTGCGCCGGCCGATCAGGCCGCTGCCGCCGGCAAGGCGAAGGAGTAACCCCTCATGTCTCTGATTTCTCTCCAAGGCAAGATCTGGATGGCTGAGCGCAGTGCTCAAGGCAAGGCGTTGAAGCAGACCTGGGTGGGCAATGCCCCGACCTGTGAACTGCAGTTGGCCACCGAAACCACCAACGTGACCGAGAGCTTCAGCGGTAATCGCCTGCAGTACGGCCAGCTCGACCGTGGAAAGACCGCGACGATTAACCTGACGCTCGACGAATGGCTACTGCCCAACCTGATCCTGGGGCTGTACGCGCAGCAGGTCGCCATTCCCGGCGTGACGGTAACTGGCGAGGCGCTTCCCACGCCGATTGCGGTTGGTGATGTGTTCCGCCTGGCAAAACCCTTCATCAGCGATCTGGTGCTCACCCAGTCGAGCACTCCGCTCGTCGCAGGAACCGACTACAAGATCGAATCTGCCACGGCCGGTCTGATCGAGTTCCTGACTGCCCAAGCATCTGCGGTAAGCGCCGCCTATGAGTCCGAGGAAGCTGTGGCGCTGACGATGTTCACCCAACGGCCTCCGGAGCGCTGGCTATTCCTGGACGGCATCGACACCGAAACCGGCAAGCCGGTCTTGGTCGACTTGTTCCGCTGCAAGTTCAACCCGGTCGGAACTCTGGCAATGATCCATGAGGAATACGGCAATCTGCCGTTGACCGGCAGTGTCCTGTATGACCCGCTGAATGCCGGTGATCCGATGCTCGGTGGATATGGCCGATACATCGAGAAGAAGGCGGCCTGACCATGGCGCGGAAGGTAACCAGGAAGAAATCTGCCACTGGTGCAGAGGACCTGTCTGTCATCAACCCCGACCGCACGATAATCATTGCAGGCCGGGACGTGGTGATGCGCGAGTATGGGTTCTTCGAGTCGCTGGAGTTGCTCCCTCTGTTGGAACCGATCCTGGTCGACCTTGAGGAGCAAGCGAAAGCGGGGGCGCCCTGGCCAGGCATCGAGGCGGTTCCTTCTTTCCTGGGTAATCACTTCTCGGTCCTGGTTCATCTGATTGCCAAGGCCGCTTCGGTCGATATGGAGTGGATGCGCGGACTTGGTGCAGACGACGGCTATGAACTGGTCTGGTGGTGGTGGATCGTCAATGGCCCTTTCTGCAAGCGCTGCGCCGAGAAACGTCTGCTGACGGCGCAGGCCATCGCCGAGCAGGCCAGGAAGCGGGACGCTGGTCAGACGCCATCGACTACCTCGTCGCCGCCGGCTACGGCTCCGTAGCCGACATTGGCAAGATGACTCGTCGGCAAATCCTGCTGCAGCTCGACGCGGTGGAGCGACGACATCGGCGCGAACGCGCTGAACGGGTGATCGACGTCAACTTCGCTTTTGCGGGCGGTCAGGACGCTGAACGTCACCTGCAGAAGCTTCTAAAATAGAAAGCGGCCTCCGGGCCGCTTTTTCGCGTCTTCCAAAAGACCTCACTGCTTGCGCGCGCGACCATTCGGGTACTTCCTCCGAATGTGATTCGCAAATGGCAAATCGAGATCTCGAAATCGCCCTTCGGCTGCGTGCCGACATGAAAGACGGCCAGGCTGCCGTCGAAGCTTTGGCAGCCGCGATCAGGGATGTCGGTAGCAAGGCGTCCGAGGCCGGCACGGGCCTGCAGAAAGTCGGTGCTACCGGCGCCGTCGACCAGGCCCAAGGGGCCATCGACAAGCTCGGCCACTCGCTGGATGGTGTGAGTGCCAAGGCGTCCGAGGCCGGCAAGGGCCTACAGAAGGTCGGGACTACCGGGGGCGTTGATCAGGCCCAGGCGCCCATCGACAAGCTCGGCCACTCACTGGATGGCGTGAGTGACAAAGCGTCCGAGGCCAGCAAGGATCTGCAGAAGGTCGGGGCCACCGGGGCCGTCGATCAGGCCCAGGCCTCCGTCGACAGGCTTGGCCAATCCCTGGACTCCACAGGTAAACGCGCAGGCGACGCATCCCGTCAGATCACCCAAGTCGGCGAATCCGCAGAGCAACAAGCTGCTCGAATCAAGGCAATGGTCGCGGCATCGCTGCAGCAAAAGTCTGCGCAAGATGAGGCGGCAGATAGCACCCAGCGACTGAATACCGCTGTCCAGGCAGGAAACACCGCTTGGAGGGATAGCGCTCAGGCGCAGTCCAACGCCATGAACACCTTCCACAACGCCGAGCGCGCCCGTGTCCAGCAGGTCGCTGCGGAAAAGCGCGCGGCGGAAGCTGCAGCCGCCGCTGCTGCTGAGACCTCTCGGCAGGAAGCGGCAGCCCGCAAGCTTCTCGGGGCTATTGATCCAACTTACCGCTCCCTCGCTCAATTGGCGGACCAGGAACGACAGCTCACCGAGCACTTTCGTGCTGGTCGTATTGAGGCTACGGCGTACGCAAGCGCCTTGGACAGAATCCGAGCGCGGCGTGATGTCCTCAATGGCATTGGCAACGATGCCAGGACCTCTACCGTGGCTCTCAATAGCATGGGAGCGGCTATCCGTCGAGTGCAGGGCCTGTTGGTGGCAGGCGTAGCTGGGTACGGCGTAGCGTCCTTCTCCAAGGAAGTCGTCAACACCAACCTGCAGTGGCAGCAGGCGTTGTACACCATGGAGGCAGCTACGGGGTCGGCGGCGAAGGCGAGGCAGGAGTTGGAGTACGTCCGCGAGGTCTCCGAACGCCTCGGCTTGGAGCTGCTCAACACCAGCCAGGCCTATTCCCGCCTGGTGGCGGCCGCGAAAGAAACCCCAGAGCTAGGCGGTTCCCTGCGCACGATCTTCGAAGGCGTCGCCTCGGCCACCACTGCGCTGCACCTCACCCGCCAGGAAACCAACGGCATCCTGCTCGCCCTGGAGCAGATGGTCAGCAAGGGCAAGGTCCAGACCCAGGAGCTAGTTCTGCAACTCGGCCAGCGCGTTCCCGGCGCGTTCTCGCTTGCCGCCAAGGCTCTGGACACCAACACCAAGCAGCTCAGCGAGTGGCTGGAAAAGGGCATGATCCCGGCGGCCGAGTTTCTGCCGCGGTTCGGCGCTGCCCTGCAGGAGGCTTATGGGCCAGCCTCACAGAAAGCGGCCACCGGCTTGCAGGCCGAACTCAACCGTTTGGAGAACGCATTCACTGACCTGAAGATCCAGGCTGGCGAGTCGGGGTTCATCGACACCTTCACTCAGGCCGTGCGAGATCTGCGTGATGTGCTGAAAGATCCGGCGGTGGTGGAGGGCCTGAATCTCCTGATCAAGGGCCTGGGTACTGCCATCGGTTATGCGGCCAAGGGGGCTGCGGGCGTCGTCAACGTCACCAAGTTCGTCGCGGAGGAGATTGCGGCGCGCGTGAACGGTCCCGCCGGTGATGACGTACCCCGCTTGGACGATGCCATCGCTCGTGAAACCGAGTACATGGCGCGGGTCCAGTCCGCGCTTGACGATGCCTACGAGAAGAACGACCAGAAGCGCATCCAGCGATACGAAGAAGCACTCAGCAAGGCACAAGCGCAGATCCAGCAATGGCAGGACCAGCGTGACGCGGTGCTGAACGGTGCCGGCCAGGTCGCGGCGCTACCCGCGACTACGGTCACCGGTACAGGCCCCACCACCAAGACACCCTTCACGCCATCAGGCGGCGAAGACAAGGCCGCTGCGCGCCTGGCCAAACAGAACGAAGACTGGGTCAAGCAGTTGGAGAAGGAAGCGGCGACCTACGGCAAGGGCCGGGCTGCGTTGCGTGAGTACGAGCTTGACCAACGCAATCTGACAGGAGCCCTGGAAGCCCGCGCTCGCGCCGCCTGGGCGACCCTGGATGCGGCAGAAAAGCAGAAGAAGGCCGACGAACAGGCAAAGAAAGACGCCACAACCCTGAAGCAACTCAACCTGGACTACCTTCGGGCCACCGGCCAAACCGTCGAAGCGGCCGGCGCCGAGATCGAGAAGAAGTACGGCGACCTGCAGAAGCGTCTGCTCGCCACGGGTGACACCGAAGGCGCCGGCCTGGTCAGCAAGCTGATGGGAATCGAGAAGGCCAAGGCTGAGCTGCAGCAGCTCCAGGACCAGGTCGACCGGATCTTCGGCGAGCAGTCTCGGCAGGAGTCGAGTATTCAGGCCGCCCAGCAGGCCGGTCTCGTCAGCGAACTGGCCGCGCGGCAGCAACTGCTAGACCTGCATCGGTCCACCGCCGACGAGGTAGAGCAACTTGTGCCTCGCATGGAAGAGCTGGCCAAGGCAACTGGCGATCCGGCAGCGATCGAGCGCGTGAAGGATCTCCGCCAGCAGCTCGAAAACACCCGCGTGGCCGCCGACCAGCTCACTTTGGCTCTGCGATCCGGTATCGAGAACGGCATGCAGGATGCGCTGCGCGGTCTCGCCGATGGCACCCTGTCGCTGCAGGAGGCCGCAGTTTCGTTCCTGCAGGCGGTTAGCCGATCGCTGGCCGACGTTGCCGCGCAGCAGCTGGCCCAGAAGGCTACAGCAGGGCTCATGAGTCTGTTCGGCCAAGGTGAGCAAGACACCAGCATGGTAACGGGAGCCGCGGCCGTGACATCGGCTGCGGGGGCTCTGGCTGCGGCCGGAGGAACGCTGGTTACTGGCGCAGCTGCTCTACAGAGTGCCGCCGGGAGTCTTGCGCTGGCGAATGGGGTAAAGGGAGCAGGTGCCGCTGCCAGTGGTGCCGGTGCGGCAGGTGCGGCTGCCGGTAGTGGCGGGTGGTGGTCCTCGATCACAAGCATGTTCGGGTTCGCCGAGGGCGGCCAGGTCCGCGGCCCTGGGACTCCAACAAGCGACAGCATCCCAGCCTGGCTTTCGGATCAGGAAGTCGTCATCAGGGCCGCGGCCGCAACCCAGCCGGGCATGACCCCGCTGCTCCTGGACATCAACAAGCGTGGTTGGGCGGCGCTACATGACTGGTCCGGCGCTGTGCGGCACGCGACGGGCGGCATAGCCAGCATTCCCGCACCCGCAATGCCTGCTCCGGGCCTGGCTGCTTCGCGCCTACAAGAGCCTGCGAAAAACCTCGGTACCACCCTGAAAAACAGCGTGAACCTCCACGTCTATGACGATCCGCAACGGATCGTCGATGGCGCCTGGAGTAAGGCTGGGCAGGAAAACTTCTGGCTGACACTAAGCCGCGATCCTCAACGAGCACGACAACTACTGGGAATCAACTGATGGCCACCGAATTCGGCACAGCCGCTGATCACGCCGACCTGGTCGAGCGACTCGTCCAGTTCCTCACCGCCCACCCGACGCTCGTCGCAGCCGGCCAGGCCTACGAGAAGGTTTTCGACAACACCATTCCCGCATCCGGGACGGCGATCGCGATTCGCCAAGTGACCCTGCGTGCTCCTGGCCTCGGCGGCGAAGACAGCATCTTCATGGGCGTCCAGTCCTACGGCGACACCGCGCTCGACTACTACAACGTCCGGCTGATGGGCGGTACCGCGTTCAATCCTGGCGCGCTGCCGCCGGGTGGCGACTTCTGGACGGCGTTCGTCAACTACAGCCCGCGGGTGCAACTGCTGGGCTGGAACCAGCCGATGCCCTACTGGTTCTTCGCCAACGGCCGACGCTTCTGGGTCGTCGTGAAAGTCTCGACGATCTACGAGTCGGCCGGCGCTGGCTTCATCCTACCGCCGTGCCCGCCGTCGCAGTTCCCGTATCCGCTGGCTGTCGTGGGGTCGTATCGCGGAGACGTCGCCGCCCGCTGGTCCGACGTGAGCGACCGTCATCGGGGCATCAGCAGCCCGTTGGAGCGCAGCTGTTATGTCCGCGACCCGGCGGGCCGCTGGCTGGGTTTCACCGTCGCATCGAACAGCAACAACGAGTCCGACTACAACAATCGGACCCTTCTGCCGCTCGGTTGCGGTCGCTACACCGGCAGCGGTGGCGAAAGCGTGATCAACCAGCTCCGAGACTCTTTCAGCAAGTTCCCCCTGAAGGCGCTGTCGTTCGTGACCCGAGAAACAGAGGGACGCCGGTACCTCGGTGACTTCGACGGTGCCTTCTACGTGCCAACGCTCAACTCCGGCGCCGAAGACGTCATCACCGAGAACGGAGTCGATCACGTTGTTTTCCAGACGGCGTGGCGGTCTGGCAATCCCTGGCTCTTCGCAATTAGGGCGGACTGAACATGGCCTACTTCACCGGAACAGCGAACAACCCGTCGGATCTGCTGGGCAAGCTCCGCGCCCACGCTGAAACCCTGGGCTGGGTCACCGATCGTGCATCAGCATCAGAGTGGCTCTGCCACAACGCCGACGGCTACTGGTCATTCAACGCCGGCACCAATCAATGGCTACTCACCGGAAATACAGGGTTCGACAACTCCAAGGCGTGGAACGCGCAGCCGGGCAATTCAGTACAGAACACTCCTTATTCGTCGACTGGGCCAACCGAGGCCCAGCTCAGTGCCGGGCCGTACTCGCGCTACCACCTGTTTGGCACAGCAGCCTACTTGCACCTGCATGTGGAGATCGCTGCCGGACAGTTCCGGCCTGTGTTGGTCGGTTCGCTCAATAAGCGCAGTGTGGGATATGTAGGCGGTCAGTATGTCTGCGGCTCGTTCATCTATACCCCTGGCCAAGCGCTGACAAACAATTGGTCGTCACACCCCTTCGATGGCTACCACATTCGGTACAGTGGCGGCGGCAGCGTGCTGCGGCTGGACAGCCTTGACGGCGGCCCTTCGCCGGAGTGGCTGCCGTTCGACTACACAACGAACGTCTCCCGGCGCGTCGTCGGCCCCGGTCGCGGAAACTACAGCAGTCAGTACCATCCCGACGTGGGGCTGATCGACGCGAGCGCCAACGAGCTGAACAGCTCGACCAACGTTGTGCCGTGTGCAATTTATGCGTTCGGCGCTCAGCAGCGTTCGAGGTACATCGGCGAAGCGCCTGATTTCGGTCTGTGCCGGATGGACTTCCTCGCGCCTGGGGACTCGATCACGATCGGAACCGACAGGTCAGCGCCGACATCATGACGGTTACTGGCCCGAGCGACTTGGAAGTCGCGCAGCTGTACCGGGGCGCTCGGCCATCGAAGGCTCCAACATTGACCGTCTGGGACATCCACTGGAACGAACCGCAGGGGCTTGTGGTGTGGATGGGCAGGATCGACGAGGTGAACTGGCCGGCCGACAGCCGGGTGCAGATCAAGTGCCGGCTGCTCGGAACAGAACCGCGTACATCGATCAGCCTCGCATGGGGACGTGAGTGCCCTTACACGGTGTTCGATCACAACTGCCGGGCAGACCGCGAGCAATACCGCGTGCCGTTCACCGTCGAGTTGCGTGATGGCAACAGCGTGACGGGGGCCGGCAACGCGATCGGCGGCTACCCCGATGCTTGGTTCCGCGGAGGCTACGTCGAGTGGGACAGCGGCCAGGGAGTGATCGAGCAGCGTGGTATCCAGCAGCACACCGGCAACCGCCTGGTCCTGGTGGGTGGCACCTCGCTGTTGGCTCCTGGTACTCGGGCTGTCGCGTTCCCCGGATGTGATCAGCTCATCCAAACCTGCAACGACAAGTTCAACAACACAGCGAACTGCGGTGCAGTGCCATTCCTTCCGGGCAAGTCGCCGTTCGACGGCGATCCCTGGTGGTAGGAGTCATCCATGTGGGTGCAAATCGCGATTCTGGTCGCGTCGTATTTGATCAGCAGCGCTACTTCTGCGAAAGCGCCGAAGCCGAAACCGGAGGCGCTGACTTCCGAAGATCTGCCTCAGACCGAAGACGGCACTGGCCACTACGTGATCTTCGGCGATGTGTGGATCGAGGACTGGATCGTCCTCGGTACCGGTAACGAGCGGATGAAGGCAGTCAAATCGAAAGGGTCGAAGAAGTGACGGATCTGATCATCACAACAGCGCATCTGCGCAGTGTGCCAGGGCTGACCAGCCGACCGGGCTACTGCGTATCCGGTGCGAGGGCCTGGTTCAACGCCCACGGCCTGGACTGGCACCGGTTCGTTGCCGAGGGAGTGCCAGCATCGGTGCTGGAAGCTACCGGCGACGAGCTGGCCCTACGCCTTGTCAACCACGCTCGTGCGGAGGCGGGAAATGGGCGGCCGTAGCAAAGCGCAAACGATGGGCTGGCGTTACTACATGGGTATTCTCATGGGGTTTGCGAGAGGCCCGCTTGACGAGATGGTCGAGATCAAGGCCGGCGACCGTACCGCTTGGAAGGGGTCGGTCAAGAGCAACCAGACCATCCAGATCCAGGCCGGTGAGTTGTTCGGTGGGGACAAGGCGGAGGGTGGCATCGCCGGGCCGCTAGACGTCATGTTCGGCGCCCCGGACCAATCCGTGAATCCTCGCTTGGCGGCGATGGTAGGTGGCCTGGTGCCCGCGTTCCGTGGCGTCACCACTGCTTTCTTCGACGGGCAACTCTGCGCGATGAACAAGTACCCGAAAGCCTGGATGAGCCGGTGGGGGCGCGCGCTGAACGGATGGGACGGTGGAGTTTGGTATCCCGAGAAGGCCGTGATCAGCCTTGCCGGCGGCGAGGTCAAGGCGATGAACCCCGCCCACATCTTGTTCGAATGCCAGACCAACCGCGACTGGGGCCGCGGCAAAGATCGCGGCCTGCTGGACCAGGCCTCGTATCGCACGGCCGCAGATACGTTGTTCGCCGAGGGCTTTGGTCTGTGCCTCAAGTTTCGCGTGGCAGACGAGTTGGACAACTTCGAGCAGACCGTCCTCGATCACATTGGCGCCACTCAGTTCCTTTCCCGCTCGACCGGACTCTGGACGCTGCGGCTGATCCGTGACGACTACGACGTCGCGACGCTGCCCGTATTCGATGAGGACAGCGGGCTGCTCGGGATCGACGAAGACAGCATCACATCGCTCGACGGCACGGCGAACCAGTTCGTCGTCGTGTGGCACGACCCGATCACCAACACCGACCGGCGTGCCCGTGCGAAGAATGCCGGCGCGATCCGCGCGGCCGGCGGCGTGATCACTACGACGAAGGAGTATCCGGGCCTACCGACCGGCGAGTTGGCCGGCAGGGTGGCGGCGCGCGACTGCAACGTGTCGACGTCGGCTATCCGCAAGCTCCAGTTGCGGCTCGATCGGCGCGCCTATGCGCTGAACCCCGGCGACGTGTTCTGCGTTCGCAGCCGGAAGCGCGGGATCGAACTGATCGTCCTACGCGCCGGAAAGATCGACTATGGCACCCTCACGAGGGGCACCATCGCCATCACCGCGCTGGAAGACGTGTTCGGACTGCCGGCAGCCGGGACGTCCGCAGTCCAGCCGCCGAACTGGACCCCGCCCGACCGCACCCCGCGGGTCATTGCGACCCGCAGGCTCATCGAGGCGCCGTACCGTGATCTCGCGGCGGCACTGAGCGATGCAGATCTGGCGCAACTGCAGCCAGAGACAGGCATCCTCGCGGCGCTGGGCATGCGGCCGTCCGGCCTGCAGATGAACTACGCGCTGCTCAGCCGCGTGGGATCTGCATCGTTCGAAGAGCGGACGTCCGGCGACTTCTGCCCGGTCGCGACGATCTCAGCAGATATCGGCCGGGGCCTGACCAGCGTCAGCGTCACGCTTGTCCAAGGGGTTGACCTTGACCTCGTCGAGGTGGGCTCGGCCGCGATGATCGATGACGAGATCTTCCGCGTCGACGCGATCAACGCCGCGGCCGGCACCGCGGTGCTCGCGCGGGGATGCGTCGATACGGTGCCAGCGCCGCATGAGGCCGGCGCGCTGATCTGGTTCTACGAGGATTGGGCAACAGAGGACACGCGTGAGTACGTGACCGGCGAGACAGTGAACGTGAAGCTGCTGAGCCGCACCAGCTCGGCGACGCTCGCAGAGAGCCTCGCGCCGGTCGACTCGCTGCGAATGAACCAGCGCCAGGCGCGGCCTTATGCGCCTGGCCGGGTGCTGGTGTGTGGTGTGGCGTATCCGACGAAGACCTACGGTGTGCTGACCGTGTCGTGGGCGCACCGCAACCGGCTGCTGCAGGCCGATCAACTGGTTGACTCGTCTGCGAGCAGCATATCGCTGGAAGCTGGCACGACATACACGCTGAGCATCTACAGCGGTTCCAGCCTGAAGAAGTCGTACACCGGCTTGACCGGCACGACCTGGACCTACCCGCTGGAGGACGACATAGCGCATGGGCTGCTGCCGGTGCTGCGCATCGTGCTGTTCAGCGTTCGCGACGGTCTGCAGAGCTGGCAGCAACACGATATCACAATCGAACGACACGGCCTTGGCTTCCGCCTCGGCGAGGAACTTGGAGGCTTAGCACAATGACTCTTTATATGGGACCGAATACCGGCCTGCTGATCAGTGGCGCCCCCGGTGAGGGGCATTACAACGAACTGATCCGCATGTTGCGCTGGGATGACTTCCTGCGCCAACCGGTCGTCAAGGGGCGCGTCGCCACACTGCCCACAACCGGCCAGGCCGAGGGGGACACGTACATTTTCACTGGCGCCGGCTCCAATCAGAACCGCCTAGCGCGCTGGTGGGCAACGGGTGCGACCACGCCCATTTGGGAGTACATGCCGCCCAGGTTGGGCTGGCGGGTGCAGGTGGCGAACGAGACGACGCCGAGCGGCCAGGTCAAGACGTATGAGTATTCCGGCAGCGCCTGGACTGAGCTGGTGGGCGGAATGGCCGACGCGCCGAGCGATGGAAAGCCATATGCCCGCGAAAACGGTGTTTGGGCGGAGCTGGGATCGGCGGCGAAATCGGCGCTCAACGTTCTGCCGTTCATGAACCTGATGCCCGACATGGGTCGCTTCGCGGGAACCGCAGCCAATCCGCTGAGTACGATGTTCACAACGTCATGGACTCCAAGCACCTTCATCAATGGCTGGAACGGCGCCAGCCTCGCAGATGGGGGAAAGTTCGCATTCGACAACAGCACAAATGGTGGGGCAGGGCCGGCGCTCAATGCGCGGGTGCAAGCACTGCTGGCTGCGATGGGCCGCACCTGGACATCCGTTTCAAGGTACGGGGTCGAGTTCTTCACGACAGTGCTGACAGCGGGGACACAGACAACTACCGGCTCGGCCGGCGCGGATGGGGTTACGCGGTATCTATGCTGCTCAAACGGCAGCAAAACAGTTTTCAACGCGGGCGCATGGGCGACTGTCGTCATGTGGCTGCGTGTCGAAAGCGGCTCGGCTCATATCTCCTCTGCGCCCTATACGACCCATCGCCTTTGGATCAATGGGGCTGTGGCCGCTCCGGGAGTTGTGTTGCCGGCGGGCCAGTGGGTGCATCTCAGGTTTTCGATGCAGTCGTATAACGGCTATGACAACGCGTGCCCGTATATCTACGCGGCCGCAGGGGCTCAGATCGCGCTCGCCTGTCCGGCGTGGTTCGGTGGCCTCGTCGATCCGGGTATCCATGTTGCACCCATCCTGACAATCAACGGAGCAAGCGCATGACCATGAAACGAGTTCTACTGAAAGGCGAGTTCTTCGCGGAATGGGATGGCACGCTGGACGAGGCCGCAGCACTCGCTGGCGTCCCGGTCAGCGACCTGGCGTTCCATCCCGACGACCTCCTCGCCGAGGTCCAGGAGCTGCGGCGCCAGGCCTATCGCACCGAGTCCGACCCGCTGCGCCTGGAGGCCGAGTTTGACGCCATAGCCGCTGGCGCCGAGCCGGACCTGGCGGCATGGGTCGCAGCTGTCCAGGCGATCAAAGCGCGGTATCCACTACCTGAATAGGTAGTTGTGATGGCGTTCTCGTTTTTGCCACGTTCCGAAAGTCTGATGTCGAGTAGTAGATAGGAACCTTGGGATGGACGAGGTACTGAGGCAAAGGTTGCGGGCTGAACTACTGGAAGTGGGGTTTCTCAACCAGTGCTGCCTTGATCTCATGGAAAGCATGGAGGCTGAGTTCAGTCTCACTAAGGACCAGCGCGAGTGCATCGAGCAGCTCAGCCGATTTCTACGGGAGGGCATCGGCAAGCTGACCGCTCTGTCTGAACGGGTAGCCGATGGCGATATCGTCGTCCTGTGCTGA